GAAAGACTGCAAATCTATAGAAGATGCTGCTAAACCCTTACCATAATCTTGATGCATATAATCAAGAAGAGTTAAAGCTGCATTATTAGACCATTCATAAGTAGTTTTATCAGCTATTCTATGTGAACCTGTACCACCTGTTATTGAGCCATCAAGTCTAGGATCGTAAAGTTTTCTTCCCTTAACAACTACTGTTAATTCTGGAACAGAAGTAAACATACCCTTTTCGTCATACTGAAAAGATGCTGCTATGTAAGCAATTCCTCTAAGTCTGTGATTGCTTGTAAATTTAGTAGACTGTGAAGCGTTGAGCATAGGATCAACTGTTTGGTCGTCTGCTCCATGATGAGCATTTAAAACCATTCTATAAATTTTTGTTGGATCAGTTCCAGACCTACCATCACCTCTAAAACTTCCTGAAGATGTACCAATCTGACTAGCAGTATTCAACGAACCTGCTCCACTAGATATTTTGTCTGAACCTGTGTAATAACCATCTCTAAAAACTTTTGTATCAGATAAAGG